TCAGCGATTTCAGGATAGGAATCCGCGTCCTGCGCCTTCATTTTAATGTCCTCGTAGATCATGCGGAGGATGTCGGGAACGCTGCCACCGAGGGGCATGTCCGTAATTCCGACATAATAATCGTCAAGCCGCAAATCCCCTTCAGAAGCTTTCTTGTTTGCGTAGGCTGATATTAGATAGGCCACCTTCTTGTCGGCGTAAAGGTATTCTAGATTGCTGATGCGGAGATAAGCGTTTTGTACATTCAGGCCGCGAAAATGATAACCTGGTTTGATGAGTGCCAATGTAATGCCTCCTTATGGATTGTGCCAGCCGCTTTTATCGATATATCCGCATAGCTGGCCACTGATATAAAATTTAATTGGCGCGCCGTTAATGGAGCGGATATTTGTGTTGTTTCCGTATAAGGCCGCTCCGCTATCGTCTACTCTAAATTTTTCGGTTCCGCCTAAACACAAAGATATGCTACCTCCGGATTTGGAGTAGATCTCTGTGTTGCCAGACTGATTCCCGTTTCCAACGATCGTGTGATTGGATGTGGATTTTCCGATCATCGGCTGCGAAACATCACCTGTTGTCCTGCCATATATAGTTTTACTATTTTCCAGCCTAACACTATCAGATGCCATTATGTATCCATCTAACTCAATTCCATCCGGAGCGCTAATAGAAGCAATTGCACCTGTTGTGCCCATTGATTTGGGTCCGCCAAGATATAACTCTGCTGCTGTGCTTCCGTTCTCGCTTAAAGACCTGATATAAAACGCACGCCGTCCTCCAACCTGAACCTGTTCAAGTGTGCCAAGTTTGACCGGCCTTGCGTAAAAAAGTTCAGTTCCCGATTTATCTCTGAATGATAACGAAGACGTATATAGCGTATTGTTTAAATTATATGATTCCGCATACATATCTGCATAATTTCCCTCAACCTTTAAATTGCCATTAACTCCATTTGAGCCGCCTAATAGTAAGGTGCCAGATTTGATTCTAGACGCGTTTAAGTACCCAGCGGTGATATTTGTCGCATTAATATACAGCTTTCCATCGCTTCCCAGCCACATCCCGTCCGCCTGCGTGGGGGAGAGGGTGTTGACGAGATAGGAGCGGTCTTCCGGGGCGGGCGTCCAGTCGGTGGCTTTTGATCCTTTTTCAAGTTTTAAATTTTTGACAGTTACAAATGCTCCGCTATCATACTCTGAAAAAAAAGCAAGCATTGATTTTTGCACATTTGATGCATATACATACGGAATAAACGTAACGCTGTACCTTTTAAAAGACGTTGTAGCCTGAATTGTGTTTTCTCCAATGTTGTATCGAAAATCGTTCCCATTTTGGCAATACACTTTAACCCAGTGGGCTTTCGCGCTTTTCAAATCAAAACTGAGCGTCCACACCCCCAATCCATATGTATCGAAAATGGGTGCAAGGTCATGTGTTTGCAGAAATTCCCTGGACTGATTTGTATAAGTTTTTTCACTGTTTAAAAGATAATTCCGGCTTCCAATTTGCAGCCCATTGATCCCACTCGTCAAATCCCCCTGCGTCGCCACCTGGTTCCCCGTGATGCTTAGGCTTTTGACGTTGAGGGAGACGTCGCCCTGTGGGGATATTTTCAGGGTTTCCGTCCCGGATGCATTGGTAACAGTTAGCCCCCGCACATCGAGATAATCCGCAGTCAGCTTGTAGACGTGGAGTACGTTGAGGATTGCAATGCCGTCCTTGGTCACTCCGTATTGCCAGACGGGCTCCCCATCGTTCCATCCGCTATCAGTCCACGCATATCCCCCGGCGTTCCGGGTGTAAATGTACTGAGAATCTTCAAGCGTAGGTTTATCGTGCCAGTAAGCGGTAACGGACATGTCGGGGTTTACGGTTGTCGTGCTATAAAGCCCCATGCTGTTTGCCATTGTTTCGTTGAGTTCAAGGGCGGCTTGTTGCATGGTAGACAACTTGCGGTTGGTCTGCGCCTTCATACGCTCTAAAATGGCCCGTTCTTTTGATGTAAGGGGTGCAGAGGTTGCGTAGCCATTTCGCTGCGTGGTCTCGCCTTTGGCAGCGATTGTGGATTTGCCGTTGTAGGTATACGTGTGCTGATTGATAATTGAGGGGTGTGTTATCCCTGCGGCGTCGACGTAGGAGATGCACTCCATCTGCCAGAGATGCGGTAGCCCCCGCGCCTGGCAGTTATATGGGCGGTAGGTAAACCCGATCAGCTGATCTCCGAGAGCTTTGGCAACCGACTGCAAATTGTCCTGAGCGAGGAGGTTTCCCTCGATGCACAGAGCGTACGTGTCCGAGCCAGATAAATAGACTGTTTTCCCTTCGTCGTTTGCCGTGATTTGTACACCGGTGATTGTAATATCGTTTTCCTGCATGTCAGAACTGATGCGATCATCCGCGGTGATCTGGGTCGAGCAGCTCTCATACCAGGACAATCGCAATTTGCCGTCCCAATCGATCCACGCGCAGCTCCCGGTCAGCTCTGCAATCCAGATGATAATTTGATGGTATGTGATCCCGTCTTCTGTCGGCCGGGTAGCTGGAGAGTAGGCTGAGTTCAACAGATCGCTGCCCGGCGTTGCAAGAGGTACGTTGCACTTCGCGCATGCGTCAGAGAGGATCTGATACAGAGATGCAGGATATGTCATGCTGCTATCGTATACACGATCAAACCGAGCCATGCGATCAAGGGCCTTAATCGAGATCGTGGAGAGTTTTCGGGGCGGCTCGTCGACGGTATAGTATCCTATCGGTATGTATTCCGTCGTAGTATCTTCTAGTTTGATGCCCAGACGAACGTAAAGCTCGGCCCCTTCAAACGCAAAACCATCAAATTTCCCGCCGTCGTTCCACAGCTTCATCGTTAATTCGGATGATATAGCACTCCCAAGCTCAATCTGGTTCCCGGACACGGACATGCGGGATATTTGTAGGCTTCCGGGTAAGATGGCCTGCTCAGTGAGTGTGATATTTCCGGACACGCCGGAAGCCTCTATAGAGACGCTCAAAGGCTCTCCGCGCCGGATACAGTCAAGCGCGTGCTGCGATATTTCCATACTAAGCGTCCCTCCATTTTGTTTGTTTCGTGGTGAGGTCAAATTCAATGGTTTCCCAATACACTTTGCTGCGTTTCATCATAGGAGCTGGCACGTCTCCTGTATACATTTCCTCTACGATCCATCCATACCAGGGGGACAGAAATTTCACCCAAATCCCTTGCAGCCGGTCGGGGTCAAAAGCATTTAGGATTGTTTTCCCCTGCTCAAAAGTTGGCTCTTCCCATCCGATATGGATAATTTGATCGCGACCGACAAAGTCCGGATGCATATAATACGATTCTGTTCGCGTCGCAGTGTCTTTAGACAGCTTTTTCCCACTGACGCTATAAATATGCGGAACGGGAACATATAAATTGGGCCCGTTTTCACTGTGCCTGACCCACTCAATCGGGTTAACCGATTCCATGATTACACCTCCACGGGAATGATCGTTTTGCCTGCTCTCTGATTCGCTCGCTGGGCCGCTGTGATAACAGTTTCCCCCGTTATTGTTCCGTCAGGTAGCATTACGTAGATGCGCCAATCCCCGCCGTTTGGCTTGCCCATCTCCTCCCGGAAGATCTGGCGGATCAGGCTTTCCGGAGCCTCGAGGTTACGGCCATGCTTCTGGTCGCCGAGGATAGCGGCGAATTGTTGGTTAGGCGGGATGACAGCGCCTTGGGCAAGGCGTGGAATTTTGGCTTGCGGGACTAGCGGGATATTGAATCCAAGCGACTTACCGCCAATTCCAGGTACCCAATCAGGCACATCAAGACTGAGCTTGTTGATACCGCGAACTAATACGTTGATTCCCTTGATGAAGAAATTAATAAAGGATTCAATGATGGAAATCCAGCTATTAACGCTACTGGTAAATACTTTTTTGATCCAATCAACAGCCATACGAAACGTTTTTTTGATGCCTTCCCACATACCAGTGAAAAAGCTTGCAATCGGATCTGTGACATTCTCGTGGAACCAGTTACCCACTTTGTCCCAGGCGTCTTTGATTTTGTCCCAGCATTCTATGGCTTTTGCCTTTACGGTGTCCCAATTTTTAACTAATAGGACGACAATGGCGATTAGAGCTCCAATAGCGGCAACAACAAGCGTGATCGGAGAAGTTAACACCGTCATAGCTGTATTAAATAGCCATGTGGCAGCAGTAGCCGCAAGGGTTGCCGCCTGATGCGCCCATGTTGCTGCAGTGCTTGCTATTTTTTTTGCGGTTTCAATCGTCCACTGGACGGCTTGTTTTGCCAGCGCAGCGGTACTTTTGGCAATGCTCACTACAAAGTCTTTCGCATACATTACATTCAAAGCCGCCGTCTCCGCTTTGTCCTTCAGTTTGGCAAGTGTGCTGCCAGCTATAGCGGTTGTAATACTTTTTAAAGCTGCAACCACGCCTCCAGACTGCTGTATAAATGACAAAAGCTCTACAACTTTCCATGCTGCAAAAAATGCTGCAACAGTCACCGTCATGCCTTGTACTAAGCCTTGGTGGCTGTTGATCCAGTCGGATATCCTTGTCAGGGCGTCCGCCATCCCACCAAGTACGCTGACAATGACTCCGCCGGTCCACTCCGCAAGAGGCTGCAAAAATTGATCCCATAGCCACTGTGCGAGCGGTTTTAATGCTGTGAGAACGCTGTTCAACACATTAATCGCACCAGACAAAAGGTCTAAAAATGTTGGGACAGCGTTATTCATTGTCCATGTGCCGATAGGCACGAGCACATTCTCCCAAAGCCAAAGCAAGCCCTCACCGACATTTACCGCAAAAGGCGCTAACGCTTTCCAAAGCCGATCAAGCGCGCCATTAATCTTTTCCCAGTCTACTTTTGAGAGACCGTCTTTTAGGGCGTTCACAAGGCGGGGAATGCCCTCCCCCAGCACCCAGGTTCCCACGGGCTTTAGGAAATCGCTATAGAAATCTTGTAATCCAGACCATACGAAGCCTCCAAGCCGCTGCAATTCGCCCCAAAGGGCCTGAATGGCGTCTTTCGTAGGCTGAGCCGCGACTTTCAATCCATCAATAAAGCCCTTGAATGTATCAATAACATGTTGGACATTAGGCGAAAGCTTAACATCGGCTCCGATCTCTCCTGTCATCGCAGGCACTGATACCGATGGCCCTGTACCGGACACTGCGCCGGAATTGGCAGCGCTTGCATCCGCCGTTTTTCGCTCCAAGATATTGAGCTGGTCATAAGGGGCGAGTGTTGCTTTCGCGGCCTTGGCTGCTTTTTTCGTGGCGCTGGCGAGGGCATTTTGACCGTCCGCGGCAGCGTTGGAGGCGTCGGCTACATTTCCCACTGCGGCGGCAGAAGCATTGGCCTGCGCCTGCTGCTTCCCAAAAATTGCCCCTGTGATCGCAGTAAACGTCTGCGCCCACTGGATGAGCACACCCATCATCTGGTTTAGAAATTTCAGGGCAGGGGTGAGCACTTGGATCAACCCCTGGCCGATGATGCCGAGGAATTGCTTCCATTGCTCGGAGAGGATGCGGGTTTGGTTTGCCCAGCTGTCCTGCGTCTTGACGAAATCCCCGGCGGCCAGCCGCGTCTGGTTCATGACGTACTGATAACGCAGCATGACCTGTTCGGACTGCGTCATCTGCTGCGTGGTTTTGCCGAAGCCGTTGGCAAGGGCGTAGGCATCAAGATTCGTCTGCGTCATCACGACGCCGATCTGTTTGAGGCTTTCGGTCTCGCCCGTCCAGATGCTTTTCAGCATCGTGTCACTTTCGTCAATTGATTTGTTGTAAAACGACGAAATATCTGCTGCGCGTTCGGCGGTCCGCATCGCCATGTCAGCGGTGCCCTGGCCGTTAAGCCCTATGCCGGCGTTCATGGCCATATAAGTGGAGGCCATACGCTTGGCGGCGAGTTCGCTCATGCCAAACTGTTTGATGGAGTTCTTCGCCCAGGCATCAACCTGTGAGGACATCGTTCCAAACGCGGTTTCCACAACGTTTTGAACTTCAGTTAAATCGCTGGCAATCTGCACCGCCTGCTTGCCAAACGCAACGAGCGATGCGACGCCGAAAGCGACGCCTACTGCCCCGGCCAGTTTTTTCAGGGAGCCAGTGATTGCGTTCAGGCCTTGGTTGAAGCCCTTGCTGTCAATTTTGGTGTTAATGCGTATGCTGCCATCGTATCCTGTCGCCAATGAGTTCACCTCCATAGGTTACTCATCGGCACAGAGGCACTACTTGAGTATTTTTAGATTGCGTTTTACGGGTTTCGGTCTACTGGATTGAGCTTTTCCTCCGGCAATTTGATCTCAAAAATTTTCCCGCAGTGTCGTGCTTTGCATTTCACCCAAAGGCCGCGGCACTGCGCATTGGACGAGCAAAAAACCGACTGTTCGTGCCCGCAAAACGGGCACTTTACCTTTTTCAATCACATCACCTCTTTTATAGCATTCGATGGCGCGCGGAACGATGGTTTACAAAATCTTCCTATCATGTTATTGTATTAACTGTAATATAGAAGGAGGTTTTGCTATGTTTTGCAAAAATTGCGGTAAACAAATTGACGACGATTCAAAATTTTGCTCCGAATGTGGAGCGTCTGTTGCATCTCGTTCTATCGATGCAGATGTAAGCGATTTCGATCAAGGGCTTGATGTGCAGGAAATATTAGATGCGTGCGGTGGCGATAAAATAAAAGCGATTAAGCAAGTGAGAGCGGTAACGGGGCTGGGCCTTTCCGAAGCAAAAGCTTTGGTTGATAATCAGGGGAACGTTCTCTCCAAACCAGTTACAGTAAAAAACACACCTTGGCCCACGTCAAAACCGCAAAGCAAACGCGAGCGCATCAAGGAAAACAAACAAAACGGCGTAGCCTGCTGTCCAAAGTGCGGTTCGACGTCACTTTCAGCCAATAAAAAAGGCTTTGGAATTGGCAAGGCCGTGGTCGGCGCTGCACTGACGGGAGGCATTGGGCTTGTCGCCGGGAATATCGGTGCCAAAAAAGTTTGGGTCACCTGCCTCAACTGCGGGCACCGTTGGAAACTATGAATGCGAGGGCTCCTCAAACTGAGGAGCCCTCTTCTCATTCCCCGCGCAACTGCCGCATAAACTCATCTTCCTCCGGGCTCTTCGGCTGTGGTAACGCAACCTTTCTCCGCATGGCTGCATATGCTCGCTTTGTCTCTTTATCCATCTTGGATAGATCTGCGCTGCGAATATCCACCACGCGGGTAAACGCGCACTCGCCGAGATCGCCCAGCAGGGAGAGGAAGCGGAACCAGTGCATTTCAACCCGGTCAAGTTCGATGCCGTATGCCCGGCGGAAGCCGGAATACAGCCGCGCGGCGTCATAGTCAAACGAAAAATACCAGATGCCGTCGTCCTCTTCGGGCGCGGTTCCGGTATCTTCTTCGTCCTGGGGTTGATCCAGTCCGGCGTTTAAAAACCACCGCAGTCCGGCATAAGCGATGTCTGCCGGCGGGATCCCGTTTCCGTAGAGCAGGCTGAGGGCGATCCCGATCTTTTCATACGGTTCCAGCTCTTCGTCCTCCAAGGCCTGCGATATCTGGATTCCGATGCGGTAATCTGTGCGGATGAGATAGCCCTCATACTCCGCGGGCAGAGCGTCGAGCAGCAGGTTAAACATTGCCCTTGCGCGCCGGGTTGTATTTCTTCTGGAGTTTCTTGGCGCGTTCCTTACCGTACTTCTCAAAATACGGCGTAATCTGGGTCAGGAAGTCTCCATACAGTTCAACGCCCGGTACGATATCCCCGTATACCTTGCGGCAGGTATTAGGGCCGAAGAGGGCGTCGATCTGCTCCTTGAAATAGGTGTGAAATTCGAGGTTTAGCTGCGCGGCGGCCCGCATTCGCTCGTATTCCGTCAGTTCCGTGTTGGCGTCAAGCGCCTCGGCTCTAGCGCGGTATTCTGGCTCCTTCGCCTGGAAATCGTCGGCCAGCGCAAAGAATCGGGTGGGGAGAGACTGATCGGCGAAGTTCAGCGTGATGTATTCGCCTTCGTCGTTTACCTCAATACGCTTGGCGCCGGTATCAATGCGGATAGAATCAATCTTCTTTGCGGTTTCAGGCAATCTGGCATTCATGCGAATCCTCCTTACTGATCCGCTGAAACGGATCCATCGACTGTAAATGTTTGATCTGACGGGTCAAATGTCCCGTGAGTGCGAGGGCCGCACCAGTGTAGCGTGCAGGGCAGGTTTACGCCCTTTGTCCCACCGCCGAAGTCGGTCAGTTCTACTACTGCTTTCTGTTCCCAGGCAACATATTTGCTTTCCCCAGTGGTCTTGTACGCCTTGACCACCAGGAAGGTCGCCTGCGCGTCGTCGAGGATCTTCTCTTTTTCCTCCACTTCGTCCAGCCACTGAGAAAATTTGCTGTCTCCCGTGACATAGATCGGATCAAGTTCAGTCGTCTTTTCGTACTGGTCAAGCGTGGTTTCGGCATTCCCGAGGATATCTACTACGGTTTCTACGTTTGCAGACTGGCTGATTCCGGCTTCCTCGATGCCTTTGCCGATGATCTCATAGGCCGGAGAACTGTCACCTGGAACCTTGAAGAAAAACATCAATGTTTTGCGCTGAGCCTTGCCGGCCGCATAGGTTGCTGCCATCATGAACCACTCCTTTCATAGCGTTTTAAATAGTTAATTTTGATCTGAATTTGATAAAGCCCTGTCTGGCCGTCCTCGGCCAGCTCGAACAGCATGCCGTTCTGGGCGGAGATTTCCTCCGTGTCCGGGTCGTCGCCAAATTTCGGCGTAATCCCCGCAGCCTGCTGCTCTTCAACCCACTGCTGAAAATCATCGAGGAACGTTGTGTTTTCGAGCCGGATCACATCATCTACTGTCCAGTTCCGGGCATAAAGGGCTAGGTTGTATTGTTTGTAAACAGTCCGGTTGCCGAGGACGTCCTCAGAGACCTCGACAACCGGACTGCCTGTCGGTGCAAGCCCGTAGTTCCCGGGCGCGCAATCCGTCCAGTCAATGTGCTGCCCGCCAGTGAAATCCGTGAGATAGGGACAGCCGTTGATCCATTCCTGCACAGCGCGTATAATGGATGTCATTTAACCGCCTCCTGCTATTTTTTTTGCCCCCGCAATGATCTCCTTGCCGTGATCTGTTTTCATGCGTTCAAACCACTGCGGTCCGCGCAATGCACCTGTAGAACTGCCCGGCTTGCGGGGAGAGTAGTATTGCCTGTGCGCATAAGGAGCGATATATTGGACTTCACCGCTGCCGATATCCGTGCCGAGCTGCCCAGATTTAAGGAGCATACTAGTGCGCAGCGGCGCGTAGGGGGCAGAGAGTCGCAAGACCTCGTTGTCTACAAACTTTTGCGCGCGTGTGTACTGCTGATTCCGCCGCGGTGCGAAATCTGGGTTCCAAACCAGTTTACAGGTTGTTCCGTCCTTCGTTTTGATGATCGTTCCCCGAGGGGTTTTGATTTGATCTGCTATTTGGCATACACCTCCCAATGCCGTATGGCCGGGCTGCCAAAGTCATATCGGGATACGCTCGTGATCGTCAGGACGTTTTCTTGCGTCACCAGCGCCCGCATGGGATGATCGCCCGACGGGTAAAACGCACAATTTCCATGCACCAGATAGCCCTTGACGCCAGCCAGATCGGCAGCAGACAACGGCAGG